TGTATGCCATTGGGTTTCCTTATGGAGTTTCCTGTTCAGCCAAATGCGCCGCATACGCATCCTTAACGGCTTGTGTATGTACTGCCGCACAAATAGCTTGAACCTCTGCGCTTTCACCTGTGATGTCAGCGTCTGGTGCTACAACGTGTCTGTGAAAACTACGGCTAATTTCAACGCCGTCACGTTTAATAATAGTAGCTGTGCGAACTTGAACCATTGAATGTGGTTGTACTATTTCAATTTTGTCTTGTTGTGTTTCTTCTGTTAGTGCCATTTTTATCTCCTATGGCTGGACTGTCCGACCTGTTATCCAAACAGGTTATGATGTTCTATAAGTTATACTGCCGTAAAGATACACATTTGTTGTGCCGTTGATTGATACTTCTGTCCAAGGCGCATTGCTTTGAGTTGCGTAAAAAGCTAGTTGTGTATTGCTTACAAAATAAGGTACTGCATCTTTTGCATTTGCTGGATAGGTAAACCCTGTATGACCAACAAAAGCACCGTGTGCAACAGCCTTTGCTGGTGTAAAAGGCCAACCATCAATTCTAAATCCACCACTTGCACCACTTAAATTCACAGCATTAAACTGAAAATCGCAGTAAACAATAGAACCAATCTTTGTATAGTGTGCTGTATTTGTGACTGGTGTTGTTGGATTGGTTGTTGAACCGCCTATAGTTAATGTAAAAGTGCCTTCCTCGTAATCATCCAGATAGTTTGCTGAACCTGTGCCGCCAACGTACAGGCCGCCGGATAACGTAATGTCATCAATAGTACCGATACCCGTATTTGTTATCTTTGAAATTGCCATATCTTACTCCGGCTTTGTAGGCCACACCACATCATCTAATGATGAATAGCTGTCGGTAATGTCACGCAGTGCCTGACGGTATGTAATCTGAGCCGCAGTCATTGTCGGCGTATCAGACATATCCCACCAGTCTGTTTCTGCAATAAGGCGATTGCGTTCTCTGCGTAATTCATTTAACTCAAAAGCCGCTAGCAACTCAGCTTCTTTGGTTGCAACAGCAGAAGCATCCCAAGATACGATGTTGCCATCAGCATCCTTCGCAACAGCGTCAGCACCGCTACCGCTAATTGTAACTACATTTGAATGTAGTGCGTAAATTGCTTCGTGTTGCATTATTGAGAAATCTCCATAAGTGTGAATCCGCTTCTAGCACCGTTGTATGTAAAGTACCCTATGCCACTGCCGCTTATTGCGTGATAAATATTATAAGTGACAGATGATGTGGTTGCTGGACTGTCTAAATAATTTACAGCACATTCACCTACTATAGTTGATGTTGCACCAAATAACCAAGAGAACCCCCAAGTAGCGTGTCCAAGATTTGTTGTTCCATCTCTGTAGGCAGTAAGTTTGTAAATCAACCCATTTGTATTTGAGTGGCAAGTGAAGTTCCCAAGCAATAAGATTTTACTTGATGTAGAAGATGGGGTTATGGATGCGCTAAAACCTGTGTCAGCAAATGAACTTGATGTTGTAGACACGGATGTTGTTGAAGTAGCGTTTACAACTTGCAATAGTTTACCAGCAGACACACCAGTCAGCGCAGAGCCATCACCGCTAAACGATGTGGCTGTAACCGCGCCACTAAATGTACCGCTGGTAGCTTGTAGTGAATTACCCGCTGGATGAGAAACAGTACCAAATGTTTTAGCTTGAAATACTACGTAAAAATCATCTGTAGCAGCAATGCTGCCAGTCATGGTCAGCGTAGTGCCAGCAGTAGTATATGCTACACCCGGCTCTTGACGTACGTTATTTACAAATACTTCAATATCTTGTGCGCTGCTAACTGAGTAGTCAAGTGTAAAGCTAGTACCAGTACCACCAGTCAAATCCTGATAGGATAAGCCACTAAAAACAGTAGAAGGTATATTACCTAGATACGGCATTACTTATTCCTTACGTAATATCAAGATGGCTCAAGACAACATCAGCAGATGATGCAGTATCGGATGTTACTTTTAAAGTATCACCCGGTTCCATAACTACCTTTTGGTCTCCACCAACCACAACTAAAGAACCACCAACAGGTACTGGGGCATCTTTAACTAGATACACACTGTCTTCTGCACCAGAAGTACGAGTTGAAGCGTCAAGCTGTACGTCTACCAGAATTTGTGATGTAACAATATTAGAGATACTCAGACCAATGATGGTGGTTTCTGTGCTTGAAGGACAGGTATAAATGGTAGCAGGTGATGTACCTACTGCTGTATCTGTCTCACATAAAAAAGCGTTTGCCATATTTTACTCCAAATGTACACTAATTATACCATATTTGTAATGGTTTGTCAAGTACTTTTTATTATCCTAATGCAATAGCTAGTGCAACTGCTGCACCATTTGCAAATGCCTGTGTAGACACAGTTCCTGATTCATCACCAAATGTGAAGGTTCTGTTTGCTGTAGGGTCAGTGATAGCAAGAGTAGTTGTAATACCATCTCCTGTTGTAGCACCGTCAAACGTAATGCCTGTATCTGTCACATTACTGGCTGCACCAAGACTGCTATCTACATATGCCTTAATAGATTGCTGTGTAGCAAGAGCCGTGTCACTGTTAGATGACATTGTATCTTCATCAAGAATGGCTGTTACAGTTGCACCAGTAGCAAGTGTCAAGTCTGTGCTTGCAGTCAAATTAGTAAACGTACCTGCTGCTGCACTGTTAGCACCTATTACTGTACCATCAATCTCACCAGCAGCAATGTCTACTTTGGTAATATCAACTTCGCCAGTACCGTTTGGTGTTATTGCAATGTTACCGTTGGTATCTGTGCTGGTAATAGCATTACCGTTTAGGTTTAGATTGTCTACCTGCAGTTCTGTTACTGCACTAGCTGTACCGATTGTAACACCATCAATAGTACCAGCGTCAATGTCTGCTTTAGAAATGTTTACTTCACCAGCACCATTAGGTGTTAAATTAATATCACCATTGGTGTCTGTGCTAATAATAGTATTGCCATCAACATTGATGTTACCAATGGTTGCACCATTACCATTCAGCTTCAGGCGTTCTGCTGCAGTAGCACCTGCTGACATAGTTTTGAATACCATGTCAAATTCTTCAGCCGTAGGTGTCAAGCCCGTAGCTACAGATTCAATGACACCACCTGTTTCAATTGTGCTTGCTGCAGTCTCAGTTGAAAACTCAACACCTACACCAATACCAACAGCAGGTGTGCCTGTGCTTTTAGCTTGCAGCTTCAATACATCTGTGACACCATTAGTTGTGCTATTCTCTACGTCAAGCAGTACACCTACATCAGCTTGATGTGTAAGCGTTACTTCGCCGTCAGCACCTAAGTTAATAATAGCACCGTCAGAAGACAAAGAGACATCATCATTTACAACAAGGTCATCCGATACTGTAACACCTGTTGCTGTTACTTCTAGCTTTGTAGCACCTGCTTGCTGCAGTTTAAGGCTACCAGCACCACTGTCGTTAATAATGCTGTCAGTAGCGTTATGGAAAATCTCTAGGTCATTACCTGTACCAAAGCGAATCTTGTCGTTGTCAATAAGGTCAATTCCAGTACCAGCAGTAATATTACCATTAGCAAGGATTTCACTTAGTTCGTTATTTGATGTAATCTGTGAATCAACGTAGGCTTTGATAGACTGCTGTGTTGCCAGCGCAGTATCGCTGTCAGAAGTCATTGTGTCTTCATCTAGGATAGCAGTTACGGTAGAACCACTGGCTAATGTTAAATCAGTATTGGCTACAAGATTAGTAAATGTACCAGCAGCAGGAGTTGTACCGCCAATAGGTGTACCGTCAATAGTACCTGCATCAATATCAACCGTACCTAAACTAGCCGAACCAGATAGGTATAAATTTTTAAATCGTAGTAGATTAGTACCGATATCAAGTGTAGCATCTGTCTTAGGTTTTATCTCTGTGGTACTTGCTACAAAGTCTTGGGCAGGTCCAAGCACAGTAACTGGACCACCTTCGCCTGATGTACCATCGTGCGTGTGTCCTGTGCTACTGTTAAACGCCGCTTCAATGGCATCATATTCACCATCAAAGTCTGCAGCGTTAATAATGTTACCGTCAGCAATATTGTTAACGGTATCGTTTCTGGTATAGCCTGTTCCCATAGTTTTTACCTTCTATCGTGAATTGCATATTCAGTCGTTAATGCGTCAATTGAATATGGCGGGTTTTGGTCATCTGATTCAAATTGAAATGACACAGTAAATCCAGAGCCTATAACTTGCGTTTGGAATAGTTTAAGTAGTTTAGTACCAAATCGTGTGACACCAAATGTGCCGCTACCAAAAAAGCCAACAGTACCTTGTGTGTTAAGAATACTAATAGGTGGTGGCTGAATAGTACCCTGACTATCAAAGTCAAGTTTCAAACTTACATCAAATGCAACGCTACCTTGTGGGTCAGTGTACAAGAATAACTTGTAGAATGTTTTGCGTTTACGTGGGTCACTAATAGGCAAGTGAGGTGTAGCAAATGTTGTTTTGATATTTTGACCATCAAATGAGTTGCCACTTTCCATCTGATACAAGTAGCCATCATCGTTTGAAAATAGTACTACTTCAACATTTAAGTTATAGTCACTGTCAGATACATACGACCTAATACCACGTAGTTCCGCAAAGGCCATGCCTTCACCGCCCTGTGGGGCAAACTGTGTCACAAGAACTCCCTGTGAGTTTTCCTGTGTAATATTATTGTTATAACCAAATATTCTGTACTGTGACTTTTCTCGCACTACACAACTGCTAAATGATGTGTTGTTAGAGACAAACGAAGTCATGTCACTTTGGATTGCTTTAGATACAGATGCTAGTCCAAAGTCTCCAATTCTATCTGTACCACTTAACAGTCTAAGTCCATCTGGACCAAGAAACATAATATCACCAGCAATCTCTTGCACTGTGTCTGAATCAATACATCCAATATCTGTTGTAATTGGTTGCAGTGTAAAGTCTGCAATTGTATTGCCAGTTAGTTGGTGAATACTAGATTCAGTAAAGATAATTAGCTGTTGCCGGAATACTGCCAGTGCGGTAATTCTACCACCGATATTGATTGAGCCGGAACCATTAGCAACAGTAAAATCACTATCTGTATAAGGTGCAGTAAATGTAAGCACAGAACCTTTAGCAAAGAATAAGTGGTTCTTAACTTCTGCTACAAATGTTGCACCTATAACATCTGTTGGTGCATCAAGTAAAACTGTAAAGGTAGTGTTGTCATATAGTGCTGGTTCATTTAAACCATCAACAATTGCAATTTTTTCAGTACCATTAAAGTTGTACTTAGCAAATCTAGTTCTGTTTGCATCTTCTCTGCTAGTAGACAGAAACGTAATTACTGCGTTATCTGCTGGGCTACTTGCGAGTGCTGGGTTAATAGCTAATGTAGCACTGCCTGATGTTACTGTTGCATTAGCTGTTACTGTATAAATTAAATCAATGCCAGCAATCTTAAATACATCACCTGCTTGTGGTGCAGTATCCAGCCCATCTATTACAAGGCTTGTACCTGTTTGACTACCGCCATCTACTAAGGGTGTTCCGTAGTCAGGTACATTTATTTTAGTAAAACCAGAACCGCCAGATTTATATATGTCTGCGTTCTTAGCTACAATAGCTACATCTTCCCATGCAGCTAGACCTAAAGAAAGATAATTAGATGCTGTGCTTATAAATGTAACGTCATCTGCATTGGACGGATTAACGACCATTGTTTGGTCTAATGTTAATGTAGCCCGATTATTAGTAGCATCATAAATTACACCACCAGATGCAATTGTATATCTAAATGTAAGTACTGCATTATCATCTGGCGATAAAGTTAATGTTGGAGATATTGTAAGTGTTGATGCAGTACCTACTAATGCAGTAGCGGCACTGACAGTGTATACAGTATCATCGCCATCAATAGTAAAAGTATCATTAGCGGATGGTGCAACGTCTAATCCATCTACATTTAAAGATGTTCCTGTTTGACCTATGCCATCTACTGCGCCACCTACAAGGCTAAGTACATCACCTGCTTCTGGTGTAGTATGAATAGCTGCCAGTATAAGTCCTGTGCCACTCTGTCCATCACCGTGTACAACAGGCGCACCATAAGGTGGAATAATTACGCTGTCGTATTTGTCATAACCTTCAATACGTCTGTAACCACCCTCTACTGAAGGCTCAAAGTTACGTAGTATTCTTGCGCTTCCCGGTGCGTTAATACCTTGCTGCAAAGGAGAAAGGTTAGTTATAAGACCACCACGAAACTCAACTGGATAGGTTTGCCATGCATCCATTGTGATAGCCTCTTAAATACCGAAGCCTGTACTTGCTCCACCTGTCGCACCAGTAAGCATATACGACCTCACGTATGGTGTTCTATTAATAAGTTGTGAACGCATATGCTTAATACCTTCGTCAAATTTTTCTTTCATTACCAGCGCATTTTGTGTGTCACCTCTAAACAGATAACCATAATGCATTGCGCCATCTATAATAATATGTTGAAACCGTTCTGGAATTGTTGGGACATCTGTAGCTACAGCAAGGTCTGTTGGAAATGTGTAATATTCATACACCAGTTCATACGCCTTGTCTGGCTCTGGTGTCATTATAAAATATAAGTTAGGTGCTTGTGCTACTTTATTAGGTATACCTTGACCAATAGAAGAACTGTATTCTTGCTCTACATATCTATCTAAATAATCTTCATATGCAATTTCAGTAATACGTGTAGTGGCATTACCCAGAGAAGTATTTTCTTTAATACGAAATGAATTGAAATTAATTACTTTAGCGTCAGCAGGAAATGCATAACGACTTTGATTAGCAACTAAAGTTGTTTCTTGTGTAGTATGATTAAAAGGCCAGAAATATTCTGACTGATTAATATATCTAATAGAAGCATTAACTGAATCTTTGGCTTGCGAATAAAAACCTAGTGCAGTAGCAAAATTAGCTGAACTGAGTTCTACCTCATTCAGCCGCCTGTTTATTGCATTTACAAGTCCAAGAAAATCATATGCCATGTTATATCCTTAATGAAAGTGAAGGGGCAAGTTGCCCTGCCCCCTCAACTATTTAGGCAAGTGCGTCACGGTCTACTTCGTTAGCACCCATGTCACCCAAGTCATCAACATCCATCAGGATTGCCCATACGCGAACTGCGCCACCAGTAGGTGCAGTTGTTGCGGTAGCAATTTTGATGTCAATGTTGTCGGCAGTTCCACCAACGATGACAGGACGGAAGTCTGCGTCTGAAGCAGCGTAGTCACCTACAGATGCTGCATCATAGTCAAACCCGTCAACCATGATGTCGCCACCAGCAGTTGACATATCCAAAGTCACGTCATTAGAACCACCTACATTGGCAGTAGTAACTTCCATGCCAGCAAACAGGATTACAGTATTAGCTGGAACCTGAATAGCAGGAATTACATCTGTTGCAACCAGAGCAGCACCTTTATCAGATGCTGCTGTAGCAAAGTTTACAGTACCCTGTACCATGTAAGGGTTGCGACCACGCTGTGAATTGCCACGTGCTGTGGTTAGTGTGTTATCACCAAGAGCCATGTTTCAATCCTCCCTTACGCCAAGTGGTACTTAGCGTTCACAAGAGCCTCTGGACGGAGAATCTTGCGACCATACAGATGCATACCACGAACAATGTCAGCGAAGCTGTCAGGGTCACGGTAGGTTTCGGTCT